GAAATGTACTGACTTGAATCGCCATCCCAATCGGGGCGAGAATCTAAGTCTGGAATAGAATCAAAATTAGAAAATATATCTACTCCAATTGCACTATACGAACAAATTACATTTGCTAATATCGGGCTTGCTAAATTTATAATGTGATTTTCTGGAATTGTATATGATCCAGATAATGGTGCTGAATTATTCAAGAAGAATACTGAATTTAAATTAAACACACTTGGAACGCTAAAAAATGATCCCCCACCGCCTGACCATACATAGCCACTAGATAACGCGGCAGAACCGCCAAGCGTTCCGGTCCAACCGTCCGTTGCTTCATCGTAATAAGCAAAAATATTTTTGCTTATCGAAGTTCCGCTGATTGGAATACTGGTTGGTATTGCGGAGTAAATTGTTTGCGTTGTACCATTAAATGTTGACTGATATACTGCTGATACCCAATAAGTACCATCACCAACGGTCGCAAATGCGTTTCCCATAATATTGCCTAGTATTTGAGCAGTGGACCAAGTATCACCTTTTCTTATTTCATACAATATGGGAGTCCGAATATCGGAAATAATATCCCACCGTAAAGTACAGGTACTGTTTTGATATAAAAACTTTAAATTTGTAACATTCGGCAATGAACTTGTTAACGCAGTCCCTTTAATTAAATAAGTATAAACAGGTACATCAGCCAGTGCTTGTTCTGCTGATTTAAAAATATTAAACGAAGTAAATTTTAAATAAATTGTTTTTCCTATTTTGTCTTGCGTAAATGGATATTTAAAAATAGCTTCATCAATTCGCAGAAATTGTGATCCGTTATTATGTACGCTGTTCGCTGTTCCGTAAGCCCCGCGCCTTAAATAATACAAGTCATATTGATTTAATCCAGTTAGTGTTGCCATTTCATAAGAAATAAATTCGCCGTCTAAATAACACAACGTATTATAATTGTCAGCATCTGCTTGTGTGCCTGATTTTAAATCGCTGCGGCTTAACGACATGTCAACGCTCATGGCTACATCATAATTAAGTGCTTGACCTTCATCATAATTAACGTCCCACGTAGTTGTGGTCGCGTTACCGCCATCAAAATGTTGATTCCATGCGGTTGTACTTGCACTGCCGCCATCAAATTTAATAATCGTTCCAACATCTGGATCATCAGTAACGTTTAGCAGCGATGTTGATAATCCTTGTCGCGCTGGTACTGAAATAGTTCCAACTTGTTTGTAAGTATTCTGGTCTTCCGACAGCCAAACTTTAGTTCCACCCCAATATATACCGCCACTTGCTCCGATCCAAACCTCAAGCCCTAGGCCGCTAGAAACTAAATCATCAGGTGCTTCTAATATTACAGGAGGATTAACGTTTCCCGGATCAACGTTTAAATTTGTACTGCCCCTCGTAGCATCTTGCGTCTCGTATTCGGGAGCAGAACACACGCCCGTGGGATTGTCTTCCAGCGTAACTTCAAGCGAATAGTCTGTGCCGCTCTCTTTAATAGATACCACTCGCAGCGCGGTAATATCAAATCCGATCAAAGAAACTGTTAATGTAACCGGGTCCATTGGTTCCAGCAAAATAAATTCTTGACCTAGTTTTATAACGTGCGTATTTCGAATATAAAGCTGTTTCTGCAAAATAACTTGTGCTACTGCTTGTGCTACTGATTGAACCGTAATTTCATGATGAGATTTCGTTGACATTTGCAAAATTCCATTTGTGTCAATATCGCCTAAATCAGTGGCATAAACTACTTGTGTATTATAATCGTTTGCTCGATCTAAATATTCGAGCGGAACGCAATTGTAAACATCGGCCTGTGATGTGCGAGTGGTAACAAGCGAGTCGTCTTCCTGACCAATAATTTTATCATCTGTAATGTCGTATATCGGCGTTAACCCATCATAATAAGGGACTATTTTAGCTTTTCCATGTGACCAGATTATTTCTGAATTTGTTGCTTCAAATAATGTGTCTAATGAATCTTTCGCTTGACTCTGCGAAGTTAACGCAAGCGAAAATAATAATGAATTGTTTTTACAGTAAGTTGAATAATCTGACCAGTCATCAATGTAGGATGTGGGAAATTTGCAAGCATAAATTTGATTAGTCATAATTTGATAAACGATGTCGCGAGGATTGGCATCCGTGGCAGTAAATTGAACACTGGCTGTAATGGCAACATAATGAATTTGTATATTTAGCGGGTCTGCGCGGTCATATCCGTCTGCACGATCATCAAAATCAAATGTATAAATATACACTCCCGGACGATTATTCCCATATGTATCAGTAGCCTGAGTAATTGTATAATAGCGAGTATCAAGCAGTACCCAACCCGAACCAAATACATATTCATATACGCCGCTATTTGAAGAAAAATTTGAAATAGTTATTGCTTTTTGAAAGGCATATTGTTGCCATAGATTAGTCGTAGGAGCCGCTTGCTGATTCTGGCATAATCCATAATATTCAAAATTATAATTTTCAAGGTTTGCGCTATCTCCTAAATCAAGCACACCAGCAACATAAGCGGTACCAGAATAGCCTAGCGCACGTTCAGGGTGATAAGTCTGCATATATCCCCAAGGCGACTGCCCAATACTGCCGTCAAACAGTGTCATGCTTTCGCCGCCAAGATCGGTTATGCTACTTCCTTTCCATATCTTTCCGATACCTGTACATTTACCTTCTCCGAGAGCAATTGCTGCGCCGACAGTGTAGGTATAACTTGTATTGGACGAAGTGACAGAACCGCCTTTACCACCGCTGCTGGTAGTTGTGGTATGAGCTATTGCGGTAAAATCTATATAATCAATCATTGTACCTGAAATACGAGTTGTGCCAAATACTAATGAAATTGGCGCGCCGTATGACGATTGAGTTACTTGAAATGCGCTTATTCTACTGGCTGTAGTCGAGACGGTACTGCCGCCGCCTAATATTCCACCCATTTATTCACCCCCAATCGTTAAAGCTGTACAACCCTACTTCATATTGCTTATATCCCTTACGATTGCTTAAAATAACGCCTTGCCTAACATAGGCATGACAAATATATTCACCATCAACAACAATGCTACAATGATGGGGAACCTTGCTGCCGGGAAACTTGTACAAAATAATATCTCCTGGCAATGGTTTCCTTTTAACTTCATGGCAATATTTTTTAACGAAATTCAAATACATTGGGTTAGAACAATTTGCTGCAATATCGAAGGGATAAAATGGTACCTCAATATGTGGCAATAGTCCGCACTTTTCCCAAACTTCCAGCAAGTACATGCCGCAATCTACGCCGCAACCCTTTATACGCCCCATATGAGCATAGGGAGTTTTCTTCCATGATATAGCTTCTTTTACAATTGCTTCGCGTTCTAATTTTTCTTTATCATCCATTTTATTACCCCTAATTACCATATTATAACAACGTGTCAGGAACTGGTAAAAATGGAAAATCTCGTATATGTTCCAAATTATTATAAGCTTGACAAGCCGCGATTGTTTTAGCGCACCCCGGATAAACTCTAAACGTGTCACCTGCATTAACTGCCAATAAAAATGGATTGGCTAACGTCAACGTTCCACCTGTATAAACTTTAACTGTGCGTGTAACGCCTGTATTTTCTCCTGTAAGTCCGATAATCTTTCCTTGGGTAAAATACCCGTTTGCTTGTGTTAAGCCGCTTACAATGGCGTTTTTAGAACTCCCTGATTGTGCTGTGCTGGTAACGGCTAAATTTTCCTTGTTAATAGTACACATCGAATCACCGAACGTATTAATACAATTTGTAATGATCAAATTTCTTGGAATATTAGATTGTTTATCGGTTAATAATTCCATTGGAGATTTAACTGTCACTTTACAAGATGTTAATTTGCACTCGTCAACATCTATACGGCCTAAAAATCTGCCTTTCAACACGTAATCATTACTGATGTTTGGCATAATATATTGCCACGGAATTGGTGAGTATAAACGATCAATGCTGAGATAACAATTGTCAAATGCACCGGATTTAAATGCTTGAATCCAAGTTATTCCCAAACTTGTAATAATATCAAACGGATTAAAATATACTGATACATCCGTTGTACTTACTTCAGTTCCCCTGACTTCCGTAATATCGCCGTGATTAATAGGCCAATGCTGATATATATTACCACCAACAGATAAAGTTGTATCGTGTCCGGTATATAAAAGTGTTCGCCCTGAATTTAGCCAAAATACATACAATTCAGCAATATACCAAGTCGTTAACTCGCCTGTCATATGCTGCGTTATTAAATTCTGTAGTGCTGCGGAGACAATTTTCATAGCTTAATCGTCTCCAATTCAAGTTCTTTTAATTCCCAACCACCAGAAAACATTTGCTCGAAGTCGCTTGTGTCAGCCTTGAAATGGCAACGATAATACCAATCGCCAGTCCATGATAATTGAGCGTTTAATGTCGGTGCTGTGGTGAAATTTATTAATGCGGTTGTTGTCCATGTAAACGCTGATGTCGGAACACCGTTAACTAAAATTATGGGAGTCATAATTAAGCCGAATACCGGTTCAACAAAACCGCCATAATCTCTAGCTAATCTAAAACTAGTTGATACGCCATCACCTACACCAAAAACCTGACCGCTAACTTCATTATTTTCAAAATTAGCATCAGCAAATAAAAAGTCTTGCCCGGCACCGCCATTACGATTATAAAACCCCATCAAAGTGTGAATGTCATCTTGCTGGTCATTGGTGTCTTCTAAATAACTAAATATCAATTTTAAATCATAATAGGGGTAGGTATAAAGTTGCAAAAACTTTGGTATTCCTGTTAATCCACGCTGCGTAATTGTGCTGTGATTTGGTGTTTTTGTGATTGGGTAAGTTAATCCACGCAGTGCAGGAAAAATTAAATCTGACAATGGAATCACCCCTTTCATAAGGGAAGACCGCCCATAATAGGCAGTCTTATTATGTAGTTGCTAATTTCGAGCTAAGAGAACCATTTCGATATGCTTTTGCAACGCCTTTGGATAATTCTCTAGTCGTTTGTTTGTAAACTTGATTAATTCCTCGACTATCAATTAAATTCGGCGAAAAGTTGCTTTTTACCGTGACATTTGTGCTGTTTGATGTGCTATTGTCGGAACTGCCTAAATTTCTAATATTGCTTGCAAGTCCAGGTTCGAGAATCATTTCATCTTTGTGAACCATAGACAGCATGTCTTCTGGCAATTGTTGCGCTCCGATATCAAAACTAGGAACAGTTATTTGTGATACTGCTGCCGGGGTAGTGTAATAACTGCT